GTCGAACGTATCTCCCCGATACGGACGAATCAGGACAAAAACGGACAAAAAGCACCAACTAAAATCAAAAAAGAGTTAGACTCACCTTTTTCCGCATTTGACTCAACGGGGGCTATCGAGAATGGCTAAGCGCAAAGGGGCTACAAAGCCACGCTTACAGAATGCGCCGCTTAAAGGACCAAGCCGCATTGACGAGGTTAAGAAATTCCTTGAAGGCTTGAAGGAAAACGGCAAACCGATGAGTTTACTGCCGTGGCAAGAGTACGTTCTAACTGACATGCTCAAAGTTGACAAGGATGGGCTATTTAAGCGCAAGTCGAACTTACTGCTGATAGCCAGGCAGAATGGAAAGACGCATCTGGCCAGAGTCCGCATCCTGGCAGGTCTATTCGTTTTTGGTGAACGTAATATCGTAGCTATGTCCTCTAATCGAAACATGGCATTAGACACGTTCAATAAAGTTGTTGATATAATTGAACAGAACGACGCGCTCATGGCGCAGATAAAACAAATCCGCGTGGCCAATGGCCAGGAATCTATAGAGCTTCTAACTGGAGCGAAATACGAGATAGTTGCGGCGACTAGAGACGGCTCCCGTGGTAAGACCGCGGATTTGTTATTTATCGACGAATTACGCGAAGTATCTGAGGAAGCATTTACAGCTGCTAAGCCAGTAACCCGCGCTCGTAAGAATTCGCAAGTATTTATGTGCTCGAACGCTGGCGATGCGTTCTCCAGCGTACTGAATACCATGAGACAGCGCGCCATAGACCATCCGCCAGCTAGTTTAGGCTACTGGGAGTATTCGGCTGAAGAATTCGCAAAGATACACGACAAAGATGGCTGGTATCAGGCTAACCCAGCTTTAGGCTATCTGATAGATGAAGACACTATCGCCGAAGCTATCGCAACGTCCACAGTCGAAGCCACAAGGACCGAGGTACTTTGCTCATGGGTTTCGGCACTCAAATCGCCCTGGCCGTACCACGCTTTTGAGGACTTGACAGTTCAAGACCTAGTTATAGCTCCAGGACCGAAGACTATCTTCGCTATGGATATATCGGTTAACAAACGCAACGCCAGCCTTGTAGCTGGACAAGTACGCGAGGACGGCAAGATAGCCGTAGGCGTTATTGCACAATTTGAGAGCCAGGTAGCTGTAGACGAGTTACGCATGGCTGTAGAGGTGGCTGAATGGGCCAAAAAGTATAAGCCACAAATGATTTGTTTTGACAAGTATTCCACGATGAGCGTGGCTGAAAGATTGAGCCAGTCTGGCTATAGAACGCAAGACATGAGCGGCCAGGTATTTTACCAAGCGTGCGGGGACCTATATGATGCTATTGTGAACGGGCGCATAGTTCACATCGGACAAAAGTCGTTGGTGGACTCCATGAACAACTGCGCGGCTAAGGAGAATGACGCAGGATGGCGTATCGTGCGTAGAAAGTCCGCAGGTGACGTTAGTGCAGCTATTGGCCTAGCGATGGTGGTCCACCAACTACTGAAACCACAAAGCAAGCCACAAATCATCGCAGTCTAAATTGTTCTAATTGTCCGTTTTGTGTGGTATCCTATCCTGAATGGGACTCTTTGACCGTTTCCGTCCGACAAAAATCGAAGCGCAGAACGCGCCGCAAATTATGTCGGAAAATTGGACTATTGCGCCGTTAACAGTCGGCAACATTTCACGCGCGGATGCTATCTCTGTACCTAGCGTTGCACGCGCAGCATCTTTAATTAAAGGAATTATCGCTAGTACGCCGCTAGAAGTTTATCGCGACTCAACTGGTGAAGAAATAGAAAATACTCCTGCATGGATTAGACAACCATCACCGTCGCAGCCACGTTCCGTCACGTTGGCATGGACTGTTGACAGTCTCATTTTCTACGGCCAGGCATTTTGGCAAGTAACGAGCGTTAGCGAGCTCGACGGCCGTCCATTGTCTTTCGAATGGGTGCCCAATAGTCGCGTTACATTCAATACAGACCTTTACACCGAATTCATTACTCAATATTATGTCAACGGTAACCCAGTACCAATGTCAGGACTCGGTTCACTCGTTACTTTCCAATCTCTCGGTGATGAAGGTGTATTAGTTCGTGGAGCGCGTACTATACGCGCCGCTGTAGATTTAGAAAAGGCGACAGCTGTAGCTGTATCGTCACCAATGCCTACTGGTGTAATTAAGAACACCGGCGCGGACATGTCCGAAGCTGAAGTGTTAGCAATTCTTAACCAATTTGAAAAATCGCGTAAGAATCGTTCAACGGCTTATATGACTTCAACTCTCGATTACAACGTAACGCAATTCTCACCTAAGGACATGACTTACAACGAGAGCGCGCAATTTATGGCGACTCAGATTGCAAGAATGATGAATGTTCCTGCGTGGTATTTGTCTGCTGAAATGAATAACAGCATGACTTATGCAAATGTCATTGACGAAAGAAAACAATTCGTGGACCTATCTTTGCGTCCGTATTATGCCGCAATAGAAGACCGTCTATCACTTGACGATATTACTCCACGCGGAAATATTGTGCGCTTTGCAATTGACGATACATTCCTTCGAAGCGATGCTATGGAAAGACTCAACGTCATTGAGAAAATGTTAACCCTGGGCCTAATTTCTCTAGAGCAAGCTATGGAGATGGAAGACCTAACACCGAACGGAAATAATATAAATGAAACTGACATTCTCTAGCGAGATTACGTCTGCTGACTCAGCACGACGTACTATTAGCGGAAAGATTGCGCCAGTAGGCGAAGTCGGACACACTTCCGCAGGTAAAGTAATTTTTGAGCGCGGGTCAATCCAGGTAGACGACCCAAAAAAGGTTTTGTTCCTAGAAGAACATAACGACAAAGTGAGATTAGGCCGCGCTCAATCTATTGAAGCATCCGAAGATGGATGGTACGGCACCTTCAAGCTCAGCGCGTCTACAAAAGCATCTGACGCGCTGATAGAAGCAAGCGAAGGACTAAAAACAGGAATGTCCGTAGGCGTTGAAGTAATTGACTCACGTCCTGCTAATGGCGTTATCCATGTTCTAGCCGCAAAGCTAGTTGAAGTTTCTCTAGTCTCAAATCCCGCTTTTAAGTCGGCTGAGATTAAAGAGGTAGCAGCTTCCGAATCGGAAGAAGCTAAAGAAGAAGACAACCAACCAACAGAAAGCGAGGCTGTCGTGGAGAATACTCCAGACACCGTAGCCGTAGCACCTGAGGTCGAAACCCCTGCGGTAGAAGCCTCAGCTCCTAAGGTTACAGCTGCAACACCACGCGTGTATGCACAACCACGCATCGCTCCTATGACTGGCGCACAATATCTCGAAGCTAATATTAAGGCAGCTCTCGGTGATGACAATGCACGCCAGCTCGTACGCGCAGCAGATGACTCAACAAGCACAAATACAGGTCTGACACTTCCTCAGCACCTAAACACTTTCATCACCGACACCTTCACAGGTCGTCCAGCATTTGAAGCTGTAACACGCCAGGCGCTAATTGCTGAAGGCATGAGCTTCACCGTTCCACGTCTTTACACCAATGCTGCAACTCCTAACGTTGCACCAACAGTTGCAGACACCAACGAAGGCTCAGCACCGTCCGAGACAGGAATGACCTCAGCTTACGACACCGTAACTGTTGAAAAGTTCTCAGGTCTTAACCGAGTAAGTTTTGAGCTCATCGACCGCTCCAGCCCAAGCTTCATGGAGCTTTTGATGACTGAACTTCGCAAAGCGTACGAAGCTGCTACAGACGTAGCACTTCTTAGCGCATTCACCACGAACGGAACAACCGCTACTGGTGTAGCTGCAACCGCAGCTGGTCTACAGAGCTTCATTTCAACTGAAGCCGCTGCTGCATACAAGGGAACTGGCGGAGACTTCGCTAACAAGCTTGTAGCATCCACAGACCAATGGGCGTCCATCATGAGCTACACCGATGACGCAAAGCGTCCTCTATACGCTGTAGCTTCACCACAATACAACGCAGCAGGACAGGTAACACCTACTTCTGTTCGCGGTAATGTTCTTGGTACCGACCTCATCGTAGACCACAACATTCCAACGTCAGGTATCGTAGATAACTCTGCATACCTCATCGCACCAGGTTCGGTTTATGTCTGGGAGTCCCCAACAACCAACCTACGCGTTAACGTTCTTACCTCAGGCGAAGTCGAAATCAACCTCTACGGCTACCTTGCAATTTACGTTGCAAAGAGCGGTAAGGGTGTTCGTAAGTTCAACCTCTCCTAGTAAGTAGTCGAGTTACCCCAGCGGCTCAGCCCTAGCCGCTGGGGCTAACATTAGAAAGGAAACCAATGCCAGCCACATTCGTAACAGAAGCAGAACTTCGTGCTGCTCTAGGTATTGGTGCTTTGTATAGCTCCGCAGTAGTAGAAGAATGCTGCCAGGCTGCTGAGAACATCGTAAAAGCTAAACTCTGGTATAACAAATATTCAGTGAGTGCTCACGAAAGCACAACCACGACTGCGACAATTTATACGCCAGTCCAACATGATTTTATTGTAGGTCAGACCATCACGGTCGAAAATTGCGGAGCAAAATATAACGGCTCTAAGACTGTTATTGCTCGCACAGATTTTTCAGTAAGTTACACAGTTAATAACGCTACAGCAGAACTAAAGAATGATTTAGTACCGTGGGGAACTGTTTACGGTACAACACACATAGATTACGAAACCCTGCCAGAAGTTAATGAAGCTTCGCTTATGATTGCCGTTGACATCTGGCAAGCACGCCAAGCTTCTAACGCAGGTGGCATATCGCCAGACTTCCAGCCTTCGCCCTATCGTATGGGTAATACGCTTATGGCCCGTGTACGCGGGTTACTTGCGGACCACTTAGCACCAGGCGGTCAGGTCGGGTAATGTCGGCAATCTCTACCCTTCGTGGGACAATCGCGGCTGCTCTAAGTGACAATACGGCGTGGCAGGTGTTTTCCTTCCCACCTGCCACGCCGCTCGCTAACTCAATCGTAGTAGAGCCAGGCGACCCATACATAGAGCCTTCTAATGACCACTACAAAACTGTAAAACCTAAGGTGAACTTTAAGCTTATTGTTTTGGCACCTATGTTCGATAATCAAGGCAATCTTATTAACATTGAAGACTTTTACTTAAACATCGTCAATAAGCTAGAAGCGTCTAATCTGGCTTATTCACTAGGAACTTTTACCGCGCCAGCTGTGCTACAAGGTACAGCGGGAGACTTACTCTCAGGCGAGGTAACTATCAGCGTTCTATCAGATTGGAGCTAACATGGCTGAGGTAGACAAAGAACGCGAAGCTTTCCTTGCCAAAATCGGTCAAGTAAAGCCCGCTGAAAAGAAAGAAACAAAACAAACCAAGAAAGACGAGGAGTAATCATGGCGATTACGCTAAACAACAAAGTCGGACTCAAAATTGCTTCCGTAGATTTGTCCGACCATGTGACGTCTGTCACATTGAATCAGGCATTCGATGAACTCGAAGTGACTGCGATGGGTGACACAGCTCACAAATTCGTAAAGGGACTAGAGTCCGCAACTATCACCGTGTCGTTCTTGAACGACCAGGCAGCAACTTCCGTACTTGACACATTGTCAGATGCTTACGGTACAACTGTCGCATGGAAGCTCATCCAAGACAAGGTAGCAGTTGTATCAGCGACCAACAAGCTTTGGACTGGCGACCTTCTTGTAAACAACCTAACACC